TTCTAGCAAACGCATCTACCTCATTTGATTGATCTGGATAATTCTTAAAGAATATAGCATCAAACTTAGATAGATCTATATCATTTACTAGGTCAAGATATCTACGAGTATCATCAAGGGTGCTTCTAAAATATCCACGACGATTTGCTTTAAACTTTTGTCTTGGACCTTCAAATGGAGACAGTACGGCTCCACCAAGATCTTGCTCTATAATATTTTGAGCACCACCATAAGCCTCTTCTTTGACAAGATCTGATACAAAGTATCCATTAATATCTACTGGGAAAACGTCCCAGCCATAATATTGCTGAGGCGGATTTGTAATAAAATCAATAGTTTCTAATTCTTGATCAAACATTTCAATATCAAATTCACCTTGACCAGCCTGTAAAGTATCAAATTTTGATGTTATAAAGTTCTTATTTTGACCAGAAGATGTTGGCCACCAGTAAAGCATAAGAGCACGACCACGATTACCCTTGCCTACGTTATCTTGAGTCATAGTTAAGCTTGCAGTCATTGGTTCTGCGAGAATTGGCTCATACTTTATATAATCAAAGTAATGTAGATCTATATCTCTTTCTTGTACAGTTGCAGGGGCATCCATAGACCATGCTGATGTATAGAAATCAGAAGCATAAATTGATGGCATATTTGCACCAATAAAATCAGGGTCATAAACAGACTGATTAAATCTTTGAATATCTAATTCTCCATCTATCCAAATCTGGAAACGTCCTAGTGTACCTTCTACAGATTGATAACTACCTTGAACATATTGAATTATAATATGATGCCATTGACCATCATCAATTCTTTTATTTCCAGTAAGTTGTGAATCTAAAATATAATTAGTTGGTGGTGTCATCTTAGGATGGATAACATCAGATGTATTTCCATATGTTGTATAATTTAATTTTCCATCGACTAAGTTATATGTTGTTTTTATAACCCCTGGACCAGTAGCAGAATTCCAAGTACCATGAGAGATTACTTGATCTGATTTTGTAGTCTTGATGCTAAATTCTAAAGAGAAGTCATCCTTTGAATATCCATATTTTTGCCCCATATTAAATGCAATATTTTGCAATCTAATAGCTTTTCTTCCATATGGATCAAAGTATCCAACAGACATTCTAGATTCATTTGTAGCTGTTGAATAATCTGTAATTGCATTTGCAACGGTATATCTAATATCATTTTCTGGCCCAGTATTATTTACTATGCCGTAAGTAAGGTTATTTCTTAACTGACGAAGAGTTGGCTCTCCGTTAAATGTATTTTGAGGCTGCGTTGTATTTGGAGTAGACTGAGTAATATCAGTATTCTGATCTTCAAATATCTTTAAGAATGCTTTGCCGTATGGTGCTCCATGGCGAACTGAATGTTGTGCATAAAGAGTTGCGTACCAAGGATCTCCAAATAAATCCAAATATGCTGGTGGATTTGGAGCAAGAGAAGATGCTCTCATAGGTTCTGCTACAACATTTCCAATTAATTCTCCAGATACAGTAGCATTTGGCATTGTAGTTGAAGCTGTCATTACATCAGCCGCATTTGTATCTGGAATTACTACTAATGGCATTACAAATAATGCTGAAGCATTCATATGATCTACACTATTATTTTCACCAATTTGTGCTTGTGGCATATGTAATAATGCTGATAATGTAGATGCTCCTGCAAATATTACTACATTCTTTTGAGCTCCAACTGAGAATCCATATGTATCAGCAAAGGCATCCATAGATACTGTTGTATATGTGATTCCACCACTAAATGCTGGATTTATTATTTCTGCTGAAGCAGTTGTAGTTTCGGCAGAAATATTTACATTATTTTCAAATACAACAGTTGGATTAACAATATCCGCTGATGCTGTAGCTACAGTATCTTGGAAATTAACATATCTTTCAACATAAACTGTTGCTGTTGTCATCTCTGCAGACGCAGTAGCTACTGATACATTGTAATTTATATTAACAAATTCAGATGTAAGAATATAAAGAGCTTTTTGTGTTAAATCATTTCCATCATATTGTGTACGATCATAGACTGTACCGCTATAAGGTGGGGTTCCAACATGTTCAATAAATACTCCATATTGTGGAGCACGGCTATCTACAAAAGCACGAGTTAAATCTATATATTGTCCATCAGTATCGTCGCTTCTTGTTGTATATAGCAATTCTTTGGCTGGAAGATTTGCCCAAGTCATTGTTTCAAATGTTGTTGATGGATTAGCCGTAAATACATAAATATTATATGTATTTACACCATTTGTGTCATTTGTTGTTACTGCTGTTACATGGGCAGAATCAAGTTTAACCTTAATTAATGAACCATTTGTAGGCACACCATTAACTGCCTTCATGGCAATAGAATGCCTTGCTGTTAAAGTGCTATTATTATATTCAGATCCAATTACAAATCCTTGCTTGCCATCCGTATTTGTTGTTTCTCCAATTTGACGAAGTAAAATATTATAAGCAATATCTTGAACTGTAATTCCAGCATAAGAATTTGCAGCAAATAAGGCGCTGGCAGTAGCAGAAGAAGCTGAATAATCTACAGTTGAGGTAGTTGTAGCAGTTGCATCTGTCATTTCTGAAGAAGCTGTTAGTGTTCCAGAAGCATAATCAACATTTGCTTCTACATAAATTGTTGGATAAACAGTATCAGCGTTTGCTGTGCCCATTACTCCAAATGCATCAAGATTAGTGTCAGCATTTAATACTGGATGAACAATATCAACTGAGGCGGTAAGAACATCAGATGTATAGGTTACATTTATTACAGTTTCTGCCGTATGTGTAGGCATTGGGAACTCTGCATGTGGTGATGCTGTATTCATTGGAGAAGCAGAATATGTTACTCCAACTCCTCCAGTTCCAGCTAACCATAAATTATCAATTTCTGTAGCTGTAAGCACTGAACTTGGTGCTATATGTAAATTTGAAATTCTAAAATTACCAGCAACTGAAGTTATAGCATTTCCACCAATATAGAAAATTCCTCCAGTTCCAGTAGATGTATTTGTAAATGTAGATATTGCATCTCCATCTAAATACCAAGTATAATTACTTGTTCCGCTTCCATTACGTCTAATTGCTATGTAATACCAAGTATTTGCTGATATTACCCCTGAATATGCTGCACCAATACCAGCAGAAATATAAAGTTTTGATCCAGTAGCAGGTCCTGAAGTATTATCTGTTCCAGTTAAAAATAAATCAAATCCATTATTGGTTGCATTAGTAGCTCTTATAATATGATGAGCTTGTGCTGATGTTCCAGTTGGCAAAGTTGGAACTTTAAGCCAAAATCCAACAGTATAGTCTTCATCTGCTATAGAATCAGTATCATTTGTACTACTTAATGAATATCTTGCTGATGTTCCTGTACTTGTTGTTGTTGTAAAGTCCCAACAATCAGTTCCTCCGCCTGGACCATCAGTTGTAGTTAATGTTATTGTTCCATTAGTTGCATATGTTCCATATGCATTTGAACCAGCTACAACTGGACTAGAATCTGGTGTATCTGCCATTTCAATTGATCTTTCAATAGCATATTTACCTAATTCTTTTTCAATATCTGATGGAGTTGTGTTTCCTGCATTCCAAATATTAGTAATTGCTGTAGCATCTAATTGAGTAGATGAACCTACATGGAAATTTGATACACGCCATGTGGCCGCAGCCGTATTTGCTGTTGTTTGATTAAATCCATATGCTGTAAGAGTTCCAGTAGTTCCTGTGCTTGCCCAGTTTGCAAATTGTGTGCCATCCAAATATGCATACATATTGTTACCTGTGCTACCAACTCTACGCATAGCAAAGTAATGCCATACACCTGTAGTAACTGCAGATCCAGAATAAACTGTGCTTGATGAAGTTACTGATAATTGTGAAGCATTTGTTGCAGCTTGTTGGCCACGAATTTGTACTGTTGCACCAATAGATGTAGGAGTTGCTGTAAATAATCTAATTGCATTTACAGATGTTGTATCTGGAATATTTCCTACAATTTTAAACCAAAAACCTACAGCCCAATCCTCATCTGATAATTCTGTACCTTCAGTTGTTTCAATATCAGTTGTTACTAAAAAATATTCTTGTGTTGTTGTAGATGCTGTTGTCTCAAATTCCCAACATCCTGCTCCGCCTGCTGGTCCGTCAGTTGAAATATATCCTGCAACTGCGCCATTTGCTGAGTTATCTGTCCATGTGCCATTTGATGATGTTCCAAAACGAGTAGGAGAAGTTGAATAAGTCTCGCTCATTTCCATGACACGAGCTCTTCCGTATGTTCTTGTTATATTGTGTAATTTAGAAGCCATAATAAAAAAGACTACAGCTGTGCTGTAGCCTTAATCCTCCCCATTGAAAATTCTGGATTAATACTAGAAATACTATTTCCGCCTACTGATATTACAGGAGCAAGGGAGAAGCGAGAAACAGTTGGAGCAATAATGACAACATTTGAGACGAACTCAACAACTGTCTTTGACTCCACTATTACAGCGGCTGCTGTCAGTGGTCCCGCTTCTACCCTTACATCCATTAGCGTCTTACCTTACGCTACAGTAATGCGAACAATACCAGTCGCATCCCATGTGATTGTAAAGTTACCATTTGTTGAAGACTGATCAGATGAGAAGTCAACATAACCAATCAAAGGCTTTGTTGAAGCTGAAGCACCTGAATCATCATAAACTACTGCATAACGAGCAGTAATTGTTGAAGATGACCAAGTAACATCTGCTGCATCAAGCACGATGACGTTATTTGCTGAATCATAAGTTACAGTCTTGCTTCCGAGAGTCTGTCCACCAGTTGTATAACCAGTTCCAGTTACTTCGTAGGTAGATACATCATCGAAATAATCGTGTGTATCCTGATTTGGTGTGTATGAAGATGTTAGGAGAGCTACCTTGATGGTATCTGAATCCCAATCTACTTCCTTATTTAGCGCCTTAGCGAGGAAGTTACCGTATAGTTTTGATGGCATATTTTATTTCCTCCCTTATGCGTTGGTCTTCTCAACAATTGCAAATGCAGATGCATCAGCAACCTTGAAGCCACGGCGAATGCGTGTCTTAAGAAGAACCCCGTCCTTTGCGAATTCTGCGTCTCTTGAAACTACAGACTCAACGCCACCACGAACACCATTGATCAACATGTTGCGATTTCCGCAGATGAGCAATGCATTTCCTGTTGGTGTATCTGTAGCTGCAGATGAACGAGCAGCTCCATAAGAAACTACTAGTGGATATCCGAATAGGCTACCAGGTGTTCCAGCAAGTGGATCTGGTAGAACTAGGTCATTGTTACCCTTGACCATTCCACGGATTTCCTTAAGCATCTTTGGATGTGCCATCCATACTGTGTTAGCTGCATCAAACTTAGATGAATCTTCAACCAAGCCTAGGGCTGAGTTAAGGTCATCGTATGATAGAGCTCCACCAGTTTGAATTAGGTTTGCTGCTGCATCATTTGCTACCGCTGTCAAAAGCGATGTGTATGGTGCATCATCATTTCCTGTTTCAACTGCATAAACGCCAAGAGTAGCGTTATCAAACTTACGAGCAAAGCGGGAAGCCCACTCACGCTTGTATGTTGTTAGAACATCAACGAGATTGTCATTGATATCTTCTTCTGAAATGTGCATAATCTGTGCATACTTACGAGCTGTAAGTACTACTTCGTCAAGAGTAGCGACTGCTTCTGGAATTGTTGCACCTTCTGCAACAATATCTGGAGCATCAGTCTTGAAACGAGGCACAGACTTTGTACGGGAAGCCATTGCTTCACGACGAGCATAACGCTCAACTGCTGAATTAGCAATGAGGTCTTGGATTACTGTTGAACCCTGCTCTTCGAGAATATAACCGTTGGCTTCTGTAAAATCTGTTCTTGCCATGATATTTCTCCTTAAATTATTTTAGATTTGAGTTTGATAGATTAAATCGTCCAATTATCATCTGCAAACCCAATCGTCCAATCGGAGTTTGCCTGAGACAATTTTACCATAATTTGTATTACAAATCTACCGTCCAAGTACAAGTCTTGCTTGTAATTGGCTTGCAGAAAGCTTTGTATCAATGCTTGGGCTGTTTGCAGAATCTGCTTTTCCTGCTACTAGCAACTTTGGATCAAATAATT